TTATTCCTGTGTTAATTCATAAGTAATTTTCATGGTGTTCAGCTCGTCTTTTATGACCGGAGCAGCGAGGTTGTTAATCGTCGCCATATAAGGTGTTATGAAACCTATATATCTTGTATGGTGAGTGGAGGTGGCTTCATAAACCATAGTGAGCAGCGGCGGCTTAAGGCTTGCTGCATTGAATAAAACTGCCGGATGTGCATTATCCGAGCCGACCTGCGTGACTACTGTATTGATTCCGTCGGATATGAATAAACCGCCGTTTGAAACGTTGACAGGGCTTGCTATATATTCGCCGCCAAAACAATGATACCGTGAATTCGAGGTAAAGTTTAATATTCTTCTTACAAAACTTCCGCTTGAATTAAACTCGCAGATTCCGCCGCCGGTCCCTGAAGTGCCGGCGTAAAGCCTGTTCTTAAAGTAAGCCACCGAAGAAGCGCCGACATCATTGCTCAGTGTAATTGTTCTGTCTCCGGTGAGCGTTTTGGTGATGAGGTTAACAGTTCTGATTCTCGCCGTTCTGTTGCCTGTGCCCGAGAGCGAAACGTGGACTAAATTTTTATCCCCGTCTATTATATAGTTGGAGGAAAGATTGCTAAAACGTGCGTCTGATGCAACTGAGAACACTTCTTCCCTGCAATGCGGCGATGCGGCAGTCACAACCCCCGCACTGTCTAAAATGCTGAGTGCGGACGGGTTCGCATGAGAATGTTCGATTATAGTCAGAGAGTTGTCGTTCCTGTCTGCAACATATGTGTGTATCCCCCGCCTAAGCTCACCGGCATATAAACTAGCTGAACCGGTTCCTAATGTTTGTGTCCAGGTGGTTGTCGGCGCGAAATTAATTGTCGACTGGCTGCTGCTGCCGTTGTTTATCCGCTGCCTGAAAAACGTACCCGCTTCCCACGGTGTCATCCAGCCTCTGTTGCCGCCTGCAATTGATGTAAGCGAGATGGATTTTATAGTGCTGTTTGCCTTATCCGTATGGAAATCCCACACCATTTTTACGCCGTTCTCCTTAATTTCGGTTTCGTTCTCGTTCCAGGTTCCGCGCAGCGGATTCGCCCCTCCGTAAAAACCTCCCGCGTGCCCCACACAGTTAATTCCGGGCGGCGGCAAAATATTGTCGGGGTTCTCTGCGATTATATTATCCCAAAGCAGTATACCTCGCAGATAGTGCGGATAAAGCGGCGTAAGCCGCTCTAACATACCGTCTACCGAAATTCCCATCGCGAGCATTTCGCCGTTCCAGTCGAACAGGTTCCGAATCGCATTAGTAACGATATTCTCGTCTTTATACTCTTCTTTCTTTTTCCCTGTTATGCCGTCAAAAAGCTCGATGGTTGATTTTCCTTTTATCATTTTTTCACCATATCCTTTCTTCACAGAAGCGGAATGAAAACAACGTTTTCTCCGATTCAATTTTATTTATTTTCATATTTATTTTAATTAAGTCCTTTCTTAACAAAAGCGGAATGAAACAGCGTTTTCCCCGATTCAGTTTTATTTACCCCTCAATGTTTTCAAGATTTAATATAAAATTGAATGATTGCAGCGGATTTCCCGTCGCCGCGCTTATAAGATTGCCATAAGATTTGTCGTATTTAATTACAACCTCGTTATAATCGGTAAGGTCTTCGGTCGCCAAGGTTATTTCGCTGCCTATAATTTCAGCTGATTCAATTATCAGCTTATTAATTCCGTACGAAACATTAAAAGCGTCAAGGTTAACCGTATTACCTGTTTTCGATACGCTGTTTGAAAAGATAAGCAATATATGATGAGGTGAAATCCTTTTCGCTTCGATAAACATAGAATCCATAAGAATCCTCGCTGTAAAATTGCGCAGCACCGGTTTAACCGAGCTCAGCGAAAGAAATTCAAAATTGCCCGAACACTGCTCCCTGTGCGGATAAATAATTTTCGGACTGTCTGCCTGTTCCGAAATTTTACGGATTGTAATATTAATGGAGTTAATCTCTTGTTTGCTTATGCTTTGCACTATGTTTATTTCCGGTCTCTGCAGCCCGCTGTCTCCGAGCATATACTGCCCGCTGACCGATGCTATCAGCTCACCTTTATTAATCCATGCGCCGCTGCTTGTCGTTTTCGCGGTGAGCGTAAGCGTGTTTCTTCCCGGGCGCACAATGCGGAAGCAGTTGTACAGACATACGTTGACAGGCTCACTCGCCCGCAGCATTGTGCGGGGGGAATGTCCGACCTTAGCGTTGTTTATACGGTAATCCATGACGAGTACGCAGTCCTCATCTGCCGTGATTGTAAACTGCGCATTAAACACCGCAAACGTTCTTGACTCAAGGTTAAAGTTTATTGAGGCAATTCCCTCCGGCTCCGTTTCCACCCGGATATTATCTTCGTTTACATAATTGGTATACCTGACGCGGAGGTTTTCGCTGAGTCCTTCAATCATTCTCTGCTGATTCATCGGCTCGTCGTAATCGTCAATGGGATTCTTGGCTTTTGAAACGAGCCTTCCCGTAAGCCCGCCGTCATAAATTAATGTATAATCGCTGATTAATGCAAAGTAATACGTGTTTTCAAAATCGTCCTGAATCAAAATCGCGTCACCCGATTCAAGATACGGAAGCCCCCGCATTTTAACCGTTATACCGTGATAGGTAAAGCCGTTCCACATGTCGAATACACGTCTTGCCGCCTCCCGGCACGCGAGAGGATTATGCTGTCGGTAGGTTGAGATTTTAGTACCCTTACCCTCGGAAAACGTTTCGCCCTCGGCAATGAATTCAATCTGTCTGACCTCATTCACGTCAGCTTTTACCGACAGCTCTGTATACTGATTGCGCGTGAGAACAAAATCGCACAGGGCGAGCTTGCGCAGCTGCAAAACCCCGTGCCTGTCAAACTTTGCGAACGCTCCGTTAAGCCCCGCCAAATACCCGATTACCTCCCTGCAGGTCGCAGTCCGCGGTACGTATTCGATTATATCCGGCTCCGGCGTAAACCCGAATCGGAAACTGTTATGCCACGCTATATCCTGCAGCAAATCCACCGCCTTGCAGGGAAATGTTATAGTGGGGTTGTACCGCGAATCAAGACGGTACATCTTGTCATAACAAGTCACGCTGTAACGCTCGCGCTTGCGGTAGCGCCGCGTGATATAAAACTCGCCGAGCGTACATTCCTCAAGGTTTTCAAGAATCTGAGTGTCGTTTATACCGGCATCTTCCGGCTCTGCAAACCTGATAAACGGGCGGATTACCGAAGAAAGCGGGATATTGTTCCGGCTCCATAACTCAAATTGAAAACGGTTTGCGCAGGTCGTTCCGAAGCTCATGTCGTCAGGATGCACCACGTCGTTAAACTCAAACGACAGAATATCCTTATCGGTATAAATATCTTCTCCGGCATATATTCTGCACTTGACAATGCGCCCGGGGGCAAGCGATTTGTCTAAATAATCCTGTGAAACTTTAATCATTTTTTCATCATGTCCTTTCGGCACCGGCGAAGAATAGAAAGCTTCATTTTCCCCGGTTAGTGCCAATTTATTTCAAGTTTTTCACCTTTCCTCCAAGACTAATTTCATCGCCTTGTAGTACGTTATTCCTTGCCAGACGTAATCGGTTTCCGCTACCTGTTCCCTCATGTGAAATTCTGCGGTCGTCATTTCCGAACCCGGATTCTCAGGGCTGTTGAATGTTACGGTGAAGAAGATGCTGCCTGTTATGGCAAACAGACGCTGCATCTCAGAAGCGCGGAGTCCCCCTAAATGAACCGTTAGGGTTCTTTTTCGGTTTACCATATCTATCAGCATGCCGCCCTCGGCGTTATACTCCGTTTTGGTATTTCGTGTTAAACGTTTTACCTGACACGATATAACATTCGGAAGTTTATAATTATTAAAATATATATCCATCTTTTCATCATGTCCTTTCTGCACAATCTGAGAGTTAAAATGTTTCATTTTCCCCGATTTTATGCCATTTATTTTTAAGTTTCTTCATCATTTCCTTTCTGCACAATCGCAGAATTTATAAGTTTCATTTTCCCCGATTCAATGCCATTTATTTTTAAGCTTCTTCATCATGTCCTTTCTGTACAATCGCAGAATTTATAAGTTTCATTTTCCCCGATTTAATGCCATTTATTTTTAAGCTTCTTCATCATGTCCTTTCTGCACAATCGCAGAGTTTAAAAGTTTGATTTTTCTCAATTCAATATCATTTGATTTTAAACTTATATTCCTTTCCCGATTATTTCAATGGATTTTCTCCCCACTGCCTGTAAAGATTATTCATTGTGTCGGCTATGATTTGGGTGAATTCATACTCGCCGATTTTAAGTGTAACCTCGACCGGTCTTCTGCCCATGTCCGACGAATTATCCGCATTGTTTTGCGTAAAAGCCGGTGTATTTTCCTGAAGCGCGCCAATCCCGCCTGCTGCTTTCAGCGCAGCGTTCTCCGGGGCGGTGAGCACTGCCTCGCCCTTATGCAGCAGCGCGGGAAAATCATCGTAAGGTATGTAGCTTGTTCCCGTAGCAAACGAGGGCAGAACCGGGCTTTTCGCTCCGGTGGCGGTTGGTTTTGGCAGCTTCGCCGCTGCCTGCGCGATGACTTTGCCCGAGGCCTCGCCCACGCTCGCCAAGCTGAGCTTCGATATTTTTTCAAGTTCGCTTGAAACAGGTTTAAGCGCGTTCACAAGCGGAGGTGCCGATTTTTGAAGCTTTTCAAAACCGGCACTTAATTTTGTGACAGAACTCTCCGCAAGATTCACGCTGCTGCCGAACACATCGCTCAGCATCTTACTGAAAATCTGCGCGGTGTTCGCGGCGAGCCCCGTTATTGTCTGCGTGCCCCTTTCGAGCATCGAACCCGCTCTGTCGAGGTCGCCGGCAACGTTGTCGCTGCTGACCCGTACCTCATATACAATACTTCCATCAGCCAATTTTTCACCATATCCTTTCTACACTAATTAAAAATAAAAAGTTTTGTTTAACCCGATTTAATTGTTTTATTTTCAAACTTATTTTTATTAAGTCCTTTTTTCACCAATAAGGTATAAAAACAACGTTTTCCCCAATTTTATATCAGTTATTTTCAAACTTTTTACTCCTTTATTAATTTATTAAACAACGTTTCAAGTCCGTCGTCTAAGCTTTCCTCAGTTTGTTCAATTCTGTTTTTCATGACATAAAAAAGTGCGGTGTTTTCCGGTATACAAGAAAGCAGCGCATAGAATTCCCGCCAGTTAAGCTTATCTTTTTGTAAGTTGATACCATATGTTTGCATGAACGCACCATAAATCAGCGCGCCGTCATTTTCAAGAGAAATGACGGCTTTTGTGTTTTTGCTTGTTTTTGAATCTGCAGACGGCATGAGATGTTCAAATATTTTGTTTAACAGCACGAGCTTTCTTGTGTAGGGAAGGAAGCAGGAGCGAGTATGTGAGATAGGGGACAAAAGAAGCCTCAGCCCCGTACTCACCCTCGCTTCCTCCGAAATCTTACTATCCCTCAGCAGCGCCGCCGCCCTCATCACGTTTTGAAAACCCAAGTTAAGAGCGTATTTTTTCCCGTTTATATTCGCATGCTTTTCCGGTATAAATCCAAGCTTCATAAATATTTTTTCACTCCCCGCCTGTCCTCATATTTCCGATGCCGCAAGACGAGCGGATATAGTGAAAATCTTATTATCTTCCCGAATTTCCTTACAGCTTTTTCGGGATTCTTCTCACAGTACCGTAATAGTTTTTCCGTGATTTCATCGCCGAAAAGCTCCAAAAACATTTTAATCGCCGCCATACCTGCATCATGGTTATTTATAGGTCTATTCAGCCTCTCATACAGCGTACCAAGCGCTTTTTTCGCAGCTTCGCCGCTTACGCTCACAGTAACGTTTTCGCCTATAAAGCTTAGGCGGATTTTTTTACGCAGCATCGGGTTTTCCCGCGCCTTTTAGTTCGAGAGTTACGCTGTTGGGCTCGTTTGCGTCGCCGCCGGCTTCCTGTATTTTTGTCATGGTTACATCCCAGATAACTACTTTATTTTCCTTTGTGAGCCGCAGCTTTGTCTTCCGCGCATCGCCCACGCCGTACAGAATATCACGAGAAAAAATGTACTCTATCACAGGGTCGCCCGCGACGTAATCCCCGCGGAATGTCACCGTGAAATTAAGGCCTGTAACCTCGCTTGACGAGAACCCCCCGTCAGATAAATAGCTTGCTGTGTAAACGTTTTCACCGAGCGTTTGACTTATGCTTTTGAACGCTTTGCCGAGGCTCTGCCATGAGCGTGTTCCCACATTCGGCGTAACGTCAAGCTCGGCGTTGATTTGATTGTTTAATTCTACCATTTTAATTTTCCTTTCTTATTAATCCGCCATATAATTTATGTTAATTATAAGGCTGTAAATGTAATCCGCGCCGCTCCTCTGCACAAATTCGGGCGCGCTTGCGATACTTATTCCTGCGACTTTCGCGCATATTTTCTCGCCGTTTATCACGGTTTCGCGCACTGCTTTCGCGAGCGTAAACGCGCTCTCCATCGCTGTCTGATGCCTGCCGTGCCGTACTAAAATCAATACCGGCATGCACTGAAAAACCCCGCCGTCAAGGTATTCGGACTTGGAATACCCGGGGGCGATTTCCGCGCTAATGCCGCTGCTGTTCGGTGACAGGCCGCCTATTGAAACTGGCGAAGAAAGACTGCATTTACTGTTTAAATATTCAATTACCTTAGCCAGTATTTGCGTTTCTGTTATCATTTTTTATTTTCACTAAGCCCTTTCTTCATAAAATTGAAATGAAACAATGCTTCCTCGATTAGTTTTATTTATTTAAAACTTATCTCTTTAAACTGATGCCGATGACGGCTTTCTGCAGGAATCTGCTTCGTGCGGCTTTAAACCATTTTTCACTGTAAACCGCAGCCGCCTTATGCGCCCAAAGCCTTGACGCGAGCGGGTTTTTAGACCTGTCCGCTTCCCCTAAGTAATAGGCATACCGCGCATAAGCGGTTTTCCAAACTAGCCTGCCGAGCAGCAGATTGCTCGCCTTGTAGCTTGAGGAGAGCAGCTCGCCTGTGTCAAATTTGCAATATTTATTACAGTCCTCAAGCGCGATTTTAGAAAGCTCAATTTGCGCCCCGGCGGCGGCGGCTCCGAGCCGAAGCCCAATCCTTAACATTTCTGCCGCTATGTTCATTTTTTATTAAATCCTTTCTTTACGAGCGGGAATTATATAGTCGTTTAATTTAAAAAGCATGAAATGTTTTTTAAGTTCGATGCGCTTTGCGTATCGGCCGGCTCTGCCGGCAAACGCTGTATTAATCACCGGTACTTAAATAATATCAATCCGGTAATGATGAATCTTATCCGCCGCCATGACTGTTTTCACCGCTTCGATTTTATACGTCACGCCGCAGAAAACAATGAGCTGCGCCGATTTAAAATCAATGTCTGCAGGCGAAGAATTTACGCAGTCGAAATACATTCTCGCGCCTTTTACCCGGCTCTCGCCGGACTTGCTCTGACGAACTTTTTCATCCTGCTCCACCCGGACATTATAAAGGATAATATCGTCATATTCACCGTCAGAAAAAACGCCCTCGTTTCTCGGCGTTTTTAATGTAACAGTATGCGGCAGCAACGCTTTGGGAATCGGTCTTGATAATACCATGATTATTTTACCTCCGTTCCCGCGTAAAGCAGTCCCGCCAGCTTCAGCACTCCCTGCGCTTCGGGCGCGAGATTATTATGCACGCCGTTGTTCTTGCTTTCATACGAAAAATCGCCGATTTTAACCCTGCAGTCAACGCTGTCGTTTGCATCGCTGTAGCCGTAAGTTAAAAACCATTCCGCCTGTACGCAGACCGCGTATTTGAGCCGTTCCTGTGCAGCTTCGTGCAAATCCGCAAAACTGCGCACTTTTCCGAAGCTTACTAGGTCAATTAAACGTTCGGCACGTGAAAGAGCCCTTTCGAGCTCTTTCACGTCACCGTTTCTGTTTTCAAATCCTGAGTTGAAAAAATATTCGGTGCTAACTATCATATTTTCATAAAGTCCTTTCATCACGAGCGGGAAATAAAACAACTTTTTCCCGATTAGTTTACACTTGTTTAAGCTTTTCGCTATCCTCTTGTGCTGACCGCGACTACATCCCGCTTATTTTTCGGCAGGAAGAGGTCGTGGTATTTTCTGTAGTCGATGTCCCATGCGTCGGCGAACTGGTTGTTTTCAGGCGCGATAATTTTCACGTTATCGGTTTTGGAAACTGCAATCGGCGCATTCCTCGGAGTGATAATCCAGTTAATGTCCTTTGCGTTTGCAGCGGGCGTAAAGCCGCCGTCATTGCTGCTGAGGAAGTTGTAGCCGGTCTTCATTCTTGCGCTCGAAACAGGGATAATGCAGGTGCCGTTCAGATACTTGAACTCGAAGTCAACCTCGCCCTGCTTAAAGCCTCTAACCTCAATAGTTTTGAGAATCTCGGGCGAAGAAAGCAGCGTGTCATACACCGGTCTTGAAATAACGACGACCATTTCCTCCTCGTCGCCGATTATGTCCCTGATTTCACCCATTTGCATGGTAAGCTCGGAGAGTATGTCGTCAGCGTCGGGGGTATAGTCGGTTTTAATGCCCGCCTGCTCCGCCAGCGTCGAGTATCTGTATGCGTCGATTTCGGGTATGACGCGAGTACGCTGGAACTCGCTCGCGACATTCGCTGCGGACATTGCGAAAGATGTTTCGTCAACGTCAACAGCGTCAAGCCTGAAGCGTCTGCCTCTGTCCTGGTTCATCTTATAGGTTTCGTAAGTAAAAGTAACCGCACCCTGCGAATAACCGGTATCGCGGTCATAGTCCGCGAGCCCCTGCGTGGAAACGACGGGCAGTTTTATTTCCTTGCCGCCGCTGTAGATTACCTGTCCTGCGTTCTCTTCCATCCACCCGGAGGTCGAGCCCTCGAGAACCTGCTTGTCTAATTCTTTCTGGAATACTGCTGCGTATTCGATTGTGTTAAATGCCATTTTTAATAATTCCTTTCTGATTTTAAATTTATTTTACTTGCAAAAAGCAAATAAACAGTATATAATATATACTATAACAAAGGGGGTTGCACAACAATGAAACAAAAACTGCTTATCACTGCCGCGATTATACTCGCGCTCACTCTCGGAGCGTGCACTGAGCCTGTTGGCGATGTAACAGAAGCGCCGCCTGACGCGGTTGAAGTGCCCGATGAGGTTGAAACACACGATGAAGTTGAGCTGCCTGATGAAATTGAACCGCCTGCTCAACCGGAGCCCGAACCCGAGGAATACCCGAACTTAAAACCGCTGGAGCTTCTGGGGTATTATATTGATGAA